GCGCCAGCGTCATCAATCGACCTCGTTGTAAAGCCCAGTCCACCCCATTGAAGCGGTCCATATCCACCACGCGGCGCGTCTCCCGGTCCATCACAATCAGCACAGTGAAATCGCGCACCTGTGCCCAGTCCACACCCATGACGAACCGGCCCTCGAATGGTTCGACCCGCGGCAGCACACAGATACTGTCCACATATCGGAATACAGCGCCCTGTCCCTCCAGAAACTGTGCGAGTATCTCCTGCTGATAATCCTCTTCCGTCATCTCGCCCGTGAGCGCCTCAAGTGCCGCTTCCGACAGGTAGGGGTTTTCGGTAGTGGCGAAGTTCCAGACTGTCCAACGGTCACTGCCCGACGCCTGGGCATCACGCGCTCTGATAAAATGCTGGAAAAACCAGTTCCGGCGTTTCGGCGTGCTCATGAACCATGCCCCGCCGTCCCGCGCCAATAGCATTGGGATACCGACCTGCGACCACACGCGCGCGTCCAGATACGCGCACTCATCGAAATAGATACGATCATAGTGTCCGCTGCGCAAGGTGTCCGGCTGACTGGCCGTCTGCACGTCCAACAGACCATCGCCCAACCGCATGATCCGGCGGCTATCGTGCCGGTACGGGCGCAGGTCCTCGGTGAACCGTTTCACATATTCCCAGAACTGGTCAGTCTGTTTTTGCGACGGCGACGTGTACAGCGCGCGCTTCCCGGCGATCAGGCAGTCGCGCGCATCCAGCGCACACAGGATCGTCTTGCCCACTTGTCGCCCACACGCGATGACCTTGTACCGTGCCGGGTGATCCTTGATGGCCTGCTGGAGCGGGTAAGGAGTCGGCAGATCAATCGTCGATTCCAGAAGTAAGCTGTCCAATTCCACGAGTTCTTGCGGTGTCAAGTAGGACAGCAACTCGGCTAATTCGTTCTTCGACGGTAACGGTTCCAGTATGTTCAATGCGTTCGGTAGGTCGGTTTTCAAGGACATTTAGTTTGTCCGATAGGATTCCAACCACAACACCCAGATCGCGGTACGTGGCATCTTCACGAGCAGCACCCATCGCCAGTAATGCAGCTTGCAACTCCTCCCTCAACAGATCACGCATGTCAAACTGTATTTTATTGACAACCCTGTCCGGGGGGGGATTGCTCTCTCCCTTGAACCACCGACTCAATGTGCGGTCGTGAATACCCAGATGTCCAGCCACATGATGCAATGCGCCTTTACGGGCAGGATACCCAGCAGCCTCCAGCATCACGCAAGCACTGGCACGGAATTTATCATCATAAACGGGATGTTTGCCCCTCGTCATCTGTCAAAATCCTCCCCACGCTCGTGGCGCGTAACCCACAGAAACAGTCCGATGCCAAACCAGATAACGATCAATAGAAACAAGGCCATAGTGGTCATGGCCTCACCACCTCATCCAGACGCCAGACGCCACACGTCACGTGCCACTCATCGGCTAGGTTTTCCGGCAAATCCCGCGTCAGATAGGCGAACCATTCGCCGTCCCGGTTGCGAGTGAGTAGACCGGACACCTGTGAGTCATCCGCATTGGTTACAACAAGCCGGTACTGCACAAACTCCGGCAGACGGCGCGCATAAAAACCGCCCGCCGCGCTCCATACCAGCGGATGCCCGGTCCACGCCGCCACTGCGTCAGGATCAAGACTGATCGTATCATGCGCGTAGGCGCTGCGCTCGTCAATGAGCAGCGCCGACACCGGTTCGACCAGCGGGCACATGTCCCAGATTGACTGACCGGGAATGAGTTGCATCAGGATCGCAATAGCTATCAAAATTATCCACATATCAATCCTCACTCAATAGGCGGCGCATCGCCCGCACCAGCGTTACCCCGGCTTGTTTACGCGTTTTGCCAATACATGACAAAATCACATCCTTTTTACGCTGTGACAGATTCGGCCAGCGTGCCGGGTTCGTCATCCACGCGATAAACGCATTGGCCTGTGTTAGCGTGACCACATTGGCTTCATTTCCCGCGACGATGGTTCCGTTGACGTCCGTTTCACGCCAGAAGATCATCGGGAAATTGGCGTCCGCCTGGATTGCGACGCGCGTCGGGGTATCCACCTCACACTCGACCACCAGCAGCGGCAGACCAGCTATCTCGGCGTCCAGCTGCTCGTTGATGTCTGTGAACGCGCCTTGATACGCCTCGGCAATGTCCATTACGTATCTTCCGTTAACCAGCGAGCGCCTACTGAACACATAGACGAGAGTTGTCATCGGTCTTCCTATGTCGCACTCAGAATATCATACGAGCTGCTGGTATACGGCCAACTCGTGACCCGCGTCAGCGTCGTGCCAGCCACCGCCTCAATGCTCAAAAACGTCACCGTGTTCTGATGCGCCATATTGACCTGTGAGGCGCGCTTTGTCCATACCGTACCCGCTTTTGTGAACAGGTCATGCAACGCGCCTCTATGGATCACCCGAATCATGTCTGGACTGCCCACGCCCGTAACGGCAATCCGATTAGTCGCTATTCCTGCCGCCACGCTGTCCAGGCGCACATCCCAGGCCGTGTTCGTGGCATTGCGCAGAACATAGGCTTTCCAGCAGTTGTTATCGTCGGTGCGCCGGTAACGCAGCACGATTTCATCGCCGGCCAACGTCGCGCCGGGTAGGGTAAATTCAAAATCACTGGTTGCGTTAGCCGTACCGGTAAGTGTGTCCCCGCTGGCGAGTGTGGTATCCGTTATGGTGGCGATGCCAAAATCGCTGGCTAATGCGCCATATAGATCGCGAATTTGGAAATAATCCAGGGTTCCCGTCGCAAAAAAATTAGAAAAGCCTGGATACATCGGTGTGGTCGTGCTCTTCACATCAACCCAGAAAAGGGTCCAATCAAGATATGTTCCGCCTTTGATAAAATAGAATGCGCCCATCTCTCGCAGGACGATAGCGTATTCAAAATCTGTTGCTACCGCATACGTTGCCGATGGCGTCAAAAATCCACCCTCGGCGATGACCGACAAACTCGTGCCTGAATTCGGATAGATGGCATGTCTGACGCCAGCCGTAGTGGAGGCTGGCAGCGCAGCGGTTGCAAACCAGGCGAGTGGTTGTATTCCGGTTGAAGGATTCGCTGATTCCCTGGATTTGCTGAGCAGGCTGCGTCCAGCAATACGCGCAAAACCGGTAGCGTAAATAAATCCCTGGTCTCCGGCTACGGGCGAAACTTGCGCCGGATACGCCATCACTCCAGCAGCAATAGAGAACTGTCCATCCGTTTGCACCAGCGTCAGCGTCCCCGGTCCCGGTTCGCAGGTGCGCGGCGAAGCCAGCGGCGCGCTTTCAGCGGTGATGAATTCGTCATCCAGCAACACGATAAGGCGACTATAAAGCAACAACAGCTGCGCTGCCCGCCGCATGTGGTCTCGCGCGTGCATCATCGGAGTCCTGTCCATCGAGGCATTCTCATGCTCCTATGATACACGAAATGCGCCAGAACGCAAAACGCCCCGGCCAGGAGACTAAAACCGGGGCGTTCCACCGCGCGGGTAAATTTGGGATCCGGACGAAACCGCGCAGGTTATTGGATACAGTCTAGCACATTATGCTCGGACTGTCCACTGCCGTGACATCCGCACCGCTTCCGCATTGTCCGCCACCACTGGCGCCGGTTCCAGGCGCACCATCGGGCGCACCATCATGCAGCGGGCGTATCTACTGAGCAATGTGGCGTTCGCGTCGATCTGGCGCATAATCATGCGGAGGCGAAGCCACTCATGATCCGGGTTCATCTGCGACCGCCTCAAACACATACGCGCGTCCGGTCCGCGCCACCTGCCTCCAGTGGCCGATTCCGGTGCTTGCCACTACCGCATTTATGGCAGCCGGGATACTGGTGTCCACCACAATCACATGAGTCCCGGCGTAAACGAAGACCAAAGTCATCACGTCGGATACAGGGAATTCGCACAGCACACGTCGGCAAACTCTGGACATGCCGAGCACGGCAGCCGGACTGTGTTCCAGTTGCGCGGGCGGGCGGTCAAAGGTTGGGGCGTAACCACTCATGGATGTGCCTCCTGTGGCGCAAGCGTCATCAGCAGCGCCTCCAGCTTCGCGTTCTGCCGATCACGAATAGCATCGTCGCCGCCGACGACGACATAGGTGGTGGCGAAGGCGGTGGCGGCTTCGTAGGCGGTGGCGTAGGCGGCGTCGTGGACGACGGCATAGGCGGCGGCGAGGGCGTCGGCGGCGACGGTGTCGTAGTAGGGGTCGGCGGCGGCGTAAGCGGCGTAAACGTCGTGAGCGGCGCTGCGCGCCACTTTTAACTCCGCATCGGTCGCTTCACCGGCCAGCCAGCGCCGTTTAACTGCCAGCACCTCCACACTGCGCGGGTCCGGGTTGTCGACCAGCGCCAGCGCTTCCTCACCACACCACAACATAAATTCGTGCAGTGCGCGGCTCGCGTCCGCAACCCACAGGCACAGGCGCTCGCTGGCGACGTGCTTGTTGCCGCCATGCGCGATGATGTCGCCCCGCAGAAACGCGCGCTCGACCCCCGTGCCGGGCGCAAACTGAAGCGCATCGAGTGCACGCTCGCTCCCATGCAGTCCATGCACGCAGGGAACAATCTTCCCTTCCACGCGCAACACCTGGCCAGGGACCACTGGTAAATTGCCTTTCCCAGTCCAGAACTCGCCGTTTACGACGC